GAGAAGAAAGCTTTTATTGAAAAAGCATACGAACAGGAAGTAGAGGACCGTCGCGCTGCACGCGATCTAGGGAAGAATAAATCAACACCTGACATACTTACATATGTAACGTTAGTTATTGCCTTAGGATTGGCTACGGCTATCTTCACGGACTTCCTTGACTGGAAAAACCTTACTGAAGTACAAAAAGGATTAATAACCACATTTAGCGGTTTCTTTTTGCGCACATTAGGCGATGTTTATGGTTATTGGTTTGGCTCTTCAATGGGCTCTACCAATAAGACTAAAGACTTAACTAAACTAATGCGCAAGTAATTATAGAATAATAAGTATAAACCAAATAATATTATGGCACTAGATCCATTATCAGTAAATTCAAAAATAGCTGTTTACAACAATGACATTAGCTTAGCGGACAAAACCGCTGCACCAAAATCGCAGGGGGTAACAGCTGCGGATTTAAACGGATTTGTATCAGTAGATGCAGCAGCACCAGATAGCGCTATTGGATTAAAAGGAGATTTTTCTTTTAATGACGCAGACAATAAAATTTATGTATGTGTTAGTTCTTTTGGTAGTATCTACCCAGGCCGTGTAATTCCGGCTATTTCAGCGCCAACAGGTGCAACAGCGGGTGCATATACCGGTATTGTTCCAACAGGTGGTTCAGGTACAGGGTTGGTTGTAACTATTGTAATGGCCGATGCAACAACCGTAACCAGCATTACATCAACAACAGCGGGTTCTGGGTATAAAAGCACTGATGTGCTTACTATACCGGCGCAAGTAGTCGGGAGTTCCTCAACTACATTTACCGCGTCACCAAACATTGCTGCTATTGCAGCAGAATACAAATCAGTAACATTAACTTAATAACCAATAATTAAACAAAAACCAAATGACTTTTTACTACCACACTACCACTGCGACAAGTGGTAACCAACAAGTATCCGAAGAAACCAAAGCGTTCTGGAAGCATGCCTCCACCAAATCAAACTGGCGTATTGTGCAGCTCCCGAATGGCTATTTCCAAACAGAATTGTTTTGGGAAGAAAGCTGGAAAGACGTAACTCGTCGGGAAACATTAACCGGTGCTGAATCAGCAATAGACAGCTCTGTTGATCATTACCTTAAAAAGCTTGAATTTATTAAAGGACCAAAAGTCGTTAAAACATTCGAGTAACACCAACTTAATTTAATCAAATTTAATACAATGGAATTTAATAACCCGAGCGAGATCGTTAAAGATCTTACATTTGGCGATAAAGCCAATAAAAAAATAATGGCCGGCGTCGATAAGTTAACAAACGCAGTGAAGTCCACTTTAGGCGCTTCTGGTAAATGCGTAATCTACGAAGACGCTTTAGGCCGACCGGTCATTACAAAAGACGGTGTAACCGTTGCGGAAAGCGTAGTCTTACGTGATTCGGTCGAAAACATAGGAGCCACACTTGTAAAAGAGGCTGCTAGAAATACTGTGCGTGAGGCAGGGGACGGTACTACCACAGCTACTGTCCTTGCTCATGCTTTACTAACAGAGCTTACAAAAGAAGCAGATGAAAAAGAGATTAGAGAAATTAAAGCAGGCGTTGAAAGCTGTGCTAAAGAAATTATGGTTCATCTTGATGATTCCAGTATTCCGGTTGAGGGTGAAATGTTACAACAAGTTGCTTACATTAGCTGCAACAATGACAAAGTTCTTGGAAAAAAGATTGGCGAAGCTTTCGAGCGCGTTGGAAAAGATGGAGTTGTTTTAATGGAAGAGTCCGATACAAATGAAACTTACGTTGATTTTGTAGAGGGCACGCAATTTGATTCAGGCCTTAAATCGCCGCATCTTATTACAGACAGAGACAAGGGTGTGGCTGTACTGGATAATCCTTATGTATTAATTGTGTCTTCGGGTATAGCTAGCATAAGAAAAATACAAAGTGTTTTAGAGCACGTTGTTAAAAAGAATAGAAGCTTATTAATTATAGCTGACGTAGAGCAACAACCGCACCAAACTTTAATAGCGAATAAAGTAAAGGGTAATATTAAGGTAAACATAATAGACATACCCGGCTTTGGTAACACTAAGGCGGATACGCTGGATGATTTAGCAATGCTAACAGGTGCTACCGTTATTAACGAAGAGCTTGGTGACGATTTAGATTTAATAGATCCGCAAGTCTTAGGCGAAGTTACAAAAGCTGTTACAAACAATAAAAATACTATACTACAAGTTGATGTTGATCAGCAGACGTTAGAAGAGCGTATTGAAGACGTGCGGCTTAAAGCAGCATCTGAAACTAACGGTTATATTAAAAACAAATTAGAGCAGCGTTTGTCTATGCTCACTGGTAAAGTAGGAATTATATACGTAGGTGCAGATTCCAGAGTTGAGCTTAAAGAAAAGAAGGATCGTGTTGAAGACGCTATTTACGCAACTCAAGCGGCACTAAAAGAAGGTATTGTACCAGGCGGCGGAATAGCTTTATTATATGCTTCTCAAAAAATTAAAAATAAAGGTGCGGGATATAATTCGTTGCTTAAAGCAATACGCTCGCCTTTCGAAACCATAATGGCTAACGCTAATATCAAGCATGAAGACTTTGTTGTAAAACGAAATAAAGGTATTGACGCTATATCAGGTAAGCAGGTTAACATGATTAAGGCAGGTATAATTGATCCGGTACTAGTTACGAAAACCGCTCTTAAAAACGCTATTAGCGTATCTATTACTATTATGTCCGCTGATTGTATAATTTCTAATATGCGTCTAGATGAAAGCAATTAATTATTATATAATTATAGAAAAGCTTAAGGAAGCTCCTAAAACAGTGGCTGGTTTAGAATTAACTGAAAAGCAAAACAGCGACGTTAGGTACTTAAAAGCTAAAGTTATTAGTTGTGGACATCTGGTAATAGGGGTTAGCGAAGGAGACGTGATTAGGTACGATAAGCATGCTGGTCACGGTATAGAGTGGAATGATAACTTGTTCCACGTAATTACCGCTCAAGACGTTGTTATTGTAGAATGAGATTAGGACCTAATGACCTTAGAGATATAAATTTACTTAAGTATTACAGGCTTGTTAGAAAATGGGCCTGTAAAACTTATGGTATAAAAGATGCGGACCTTGAGCTTTTAATATATTTGGATTGTAAAGACAGGTTTACACGTGATGATTTTATTAACGGATCTTACACCTATGCTTGGGATAAAAAACGGTGGGAAAGACTTCGTAGAGAAGGCTGGATAGAAGTTTGGCGCCATCGCAATAAGACAACAATTAAGTATAGTGTTTTTAAAGTATCGCAAAAAACGAGAAGACTGATAACACGGATGTATAATATAATGCTAGGCTACGATGACATGCCTATTGGACCCTCAAGCAAATTTTATAAAAACAAATCATATACAGACAAAGTTTACAATAAAGCTATTGATGATATGATTAAAGATAAAGAACGATGAAAGCAGTACCTATTACTAAAAGAGTACAAGAAAGCATTAACAGTTACCCTGTAATGCAGGAAGTAACTATAGACGCAGCGGGCAAGGTAGCTGCTAACTTTACAAGTATTGATGACGATTGCGGCTGTAGCGGCGATTGTGATTGCGATTAGTAATGTTTAAACTTAAGAACAAAGAAAAGCTCTTTGGTATTAATAAAGAAGCGTCGGATCACGGAACTCCTGTTTTTGAAAAGCAGTTAGGCGATAACATACAAGCCGAGGCTAACCGCGACGGCACTATATTTGTTCAAAAAGGCTTATCGCAAAATAAGATTAACGACGCTGTTGAGCACGAAAAAGTGCACCTCGAACAAATGGCTCAGGGTAAACTTGGTTATACAGCGGATACAGTAATGTGGAAGAGAGACACTCGTTCACCCGCTAGAGTATACACCCGTCAAACAATGATGGAAGGTGCTCATAATCTTCCCTGGGAAAAAGAAGCATACCGAAAAACTAAAAAATAACGGGGTTACATCGGGCGTGTAGGAAAAAGGAATCGCTACCTTATTTTTATTGCCCGTCCCCTATTTCATTATACTATGGCATATGTACAAGAGTCTTCGCCTTTCGCGAAGCTGAAGAAAACAACAAAAGGAAAAGGTCGACACTTTTTAAGTGCTAAAGAAGGAGCTGGAATGACAGCAGCAGGCCGTGCAGCTTACAATAGAGAAACAGGTGGTAAGCTAAAAGCACCTCAGCCGGGTGGCGGTAAACGTCGTACGTCATATTGCGCGCGCTCAAAAGGACAAATGGAGATGCACAATATCAATTGTAGCAAAACACCAGATAAACGTATTTGCGCAGCACGCCGTAGATGGAAATGTTAATAAAGAAATAAATATATATAATGGGAACTTTTACAAATCAACCCGAATTTGCAACAGCAGTCGCAGCTATCACGCCTAGCGATACAATAGACGGTACAACAAAACTAGACGGAGCAGCGCTTTATGTGGGTACCGCTGGTGACGTTAAGGTAATTATATCAGGACAAGACTTTAGCGCAGGTGCCCCTACCGCTGCAGATGCAGTTGTATTTAAAAATGTGGGTAACGGCTGTTTTTTGCCGATCATCTGTGATTACGTTTTAGCTACAGGAACAGGTGCTACTAACATTCTTTCGGTAAAGTAAAATGAGTATTGGGATAATGAATATAGTTGATTGGTGCGACAGCTGCAACCAGTCTCCACCTATACCAAATCCACCGCCAAATGCATGCCCGCTTGTATTAGACGGCACTGGGGATAGTTTAACGTGGGCGGATCCCCGCACTGTTGCTATTGCTCCTTTTGACCTAGATTTCAGCATGGATTTTTGGTTTACAAACAAAGAGCCTGTCGCAAAGTCATTTACAATACTGTCATTAGGTAAAGAAATTAGCGGTCAATTTTACGATACTATAGAGCTTAAATACGATAACGTAGCTAACAAACTTGTTGTTGAGTTAAAAACAGATTTAGACGGTACACCTGCAACTGGCTTTGCTGAATTTGAATTATACTCAACTCAAAACTCAAGCATATCTGGATTAGCCTCGGTTAGCGATAAGTGGATAAAATGTGCGGGCAATTCTAATTTAAATGGAGGCGTAAGTATTTTTATTAGTATTCCACCCGCAAACTCTGCAACAGATGTATTAGATGCTTCGTTGATTAATATTTGGTGGAATGGGCAATTACTTACTGCTTCTGCGACACAAAATCTTTTGTGGGACACTAATGATTCCTATTATACTAACTTTTTAACACTAGGTGACTATAGAGGAGCTACTACAAGTGCCACGGTTGGTGCGGCTAACGCAGAATTTTACTGGTTTGTGTGGAGAAGCAATTACTATTCTTCGAATTCCACAGCACCATATTTGATATACAATTATGGTTATCCACCTACTACTTTAGCTCTGTTTCAGTGGTATGCATACAGTTTATTGGGAAACAACGCTAGTGGTACAGTGGCGGCAACTTTAAATACAATTCCACCTAATGATGATTTGCCGGCGACGCTTAATGCTGACGCTGCTATAGTCTGTGGGCCAGTGCCATATTATTGCCAACCCCTCCCATAAGATTAGTTATCAGGCAAATTGAGTAATTATAATAGTAACAATAATTTAATTATATTAAACCAAAAAAAAATGAAAAAAGTAAAAGAAACCAAAGTCGAAAAGATTAAAGCTGAAGAGCTAGAAAACCTTCAAGCAATCGTGCAATTAATTAACCAAACTCAGCTAAGCATTGGCGGGTTAGAAGTTCAAAAAATGGAGCTTCTTGGCAAATTAGACAAAGCAAAGGAAGAGCTTAATGTATTCCAAGTTAATCTGGAAAAATCCTACGGCAATGTAAGCGTTAGCTTAGTTGACGGAACTATCGCAGAAAATGCAGATAATAAGGAAGATTAGTATTGGGAAAGACTATAAAAATGACGCCATGCACTATTCTGTTGGACAGGAAGTGTATGGTGGTCATACTATAGTAAATATACTGGAAGAATCTGATAAGTATTCTGTGTATATACAAAAAGGAGAATTGGTAATGCCTTGGAAAGACTTTAACAAAAACATGGCGATATCTATCGAATATGATCTTAAGTGGTAATGCAAAGCGTATACAACTTTATAGTTAGCCCTAAAGAGGGGCGATCTACTAGCGAAAAAAAAATAAACGGCAAAAAGCTGCTGTTGAATACAGAAGTACAAAACCACCACTACACGAGCAGGCTTGGTGTAGTTAATAGCGTACCCAAAATTACTAACGGTAATATACAGGAAGGTGACGAAATAATAGTGCATCATAATGTGTTTAGAAGATTTAGAGACGTTAGAGGCAAAGAAAAAAACAGCCGAGCGTTTTATAAAGAAGATATGTTCTTTGTATATCCTGACCAGGTTTACGCATACAAACGCAATAGCGAATGGAATGCTTTGCCTGGTTTTTGTTTTGTAAAACCTATAAAGGCAAAAGATAAATTTAGCTTACATAAAGAGGAACCTTTAATAGGTATTATTAAGTATGCTAGCGAAGGTTTTGAAGCAGGAGCGCTGGTGGGTTTTAAGCCTGGTATGGAATACGAATTTAATATAGAGGGCGAACGATTATACCGTGTGCCCGCCAATCAAATTACAGTCGAATATGAATATCAAGGAAACGAAGAAGAGTATAATCCTAGCTGGTCACAAAGCTGTTGAAGAACTTATTAAAGTTGCTAAAGAAGCTATAGTTGATTCTGATGATGATATATCTGCTGATCGATTAAAAAACGCAGCAGCCACTAAAAAGTTAGCTATATTTGATGCTTTTGAAATATTGAATCGTATCCAAGACGAAGAGCGCATACTAGAGAACAAGCCTAAAGAAGAAAAGAAAGAAGCTTTTTCAGGGTTCGCTGAAAAAAGATCTAAATAATGTACGAGCAGAATTTAGTAAAAACAGTAGAGCCTATAAAGCATACTACACTGCACCGATTAAATAAAGGTAAAAAGTGGAAGTACGGTTATAATAAAGAGCAAGATCTAATTGTCATAAGTAAGACAGGCCAAGTCGGCGAAATAATAGATATACAAGGATTGGTTATAGGTTTACCGCCGGTCCCTAAAAACTTAAATAAAAAAGCTAACAAATGGACCGTTAAGGAGTATCCTAAGGAGCTTAAAAATATTAAAAGTATATTCGATTGGCAGTCTTATTCAGACGAATTTAAAGAAAAATGGGAGGGTTATATAGATGAGGAATTTAACAATCGTGAAAACGGTTATTGGTTTTATAACAAAGACGTCCCAACTTATATTACTGGCACTCATTACATGTACCTGCAGTGGAGTAAGATCGACGTTGGCCACCCAGATTACAGAGAAGCAAACAGATTGTTTTATATATTCTGGGAAGCCGTTAAAGCGGACACAAGAGCTTACGGAATGTGCTACCTTAAAAACAGACGGAGTGGATTCTCATTTATGGCATCAGGAGAAACCGTTAACCTTGCGACCATATCGGGCGACGCTAGATTCGGTATACTATCAAAATCAGGTAGTGACGCCAAGAAAATGTTTACCGACAAAGTTGTACCGATTTCCCTTAACTACCCGTTTTTCTTCAAACCTATACAAGATGGTATGGATAGACCGAAGACTGAACTGGCATATAGGGTTCCTGCTTCTAAGCTAACCCGTAAATCTATACAGTCAAAGGAGACGCGTATTGAAATGGAAGGTCTAGATACAACTATTGATTGGAAAAACACCGGAGACAACTCTTATGATGGTGAAAAGCTAAAGCTACTAGTGCACGATGAAAGCGGTAAGTGGGAAAGACCAGACAATATACTAAACAATTGGCGCGTGACAAAAACGTGTCTTAGGTTAGGTAGTCGCATTATAGGCAAGTGTATGATGGGTTCTACATCAAACGCCTTAGAAAAAGGAGGCGGAAATTTTAAAAAGCTTTACAGCGACTCTGACGTTACTAAGCGCAATAATAACGGGCAAACAAAATCAGGATTGTACAGTTTGTTTATTCCTATGGAATGGAACTATGAAGGTTTTATTGACAAGCATGGACAGCCTGTATTTGACACTCCAAAAGAAGAAACCGTTTTAGATCCGTTTGGTGATCCTATTGATACAGGAGTTATAGATTACTGGAACAATGAAGTTGAAGGCCTTAAGGGCGACCAGGACGCGTTAAATGAATATTATAGACAGTTCCCGCGTACCACTGAGCACGCATTTAGAGATGAAACTAAAAATAGTATTTTTAACTTAGCAAAAATTTACGAACAAATTGATTATAACAACGATCTGCGTAATACTAATATCATAACCACCGGTAATTTTCAGTGGGAAGCAGGCGTAAAAGACACTAAGGTAATGTTTTTACCGAGTCCGCAGGGCAGATTTAAAGTGTCTTGGATACCTAATGCTGATGTGCAAAACAGATCAATTGTTAAAAACGGTATAAAATATCCAGGGAATGAACATATAGGTGCATTCGGCTGTGATAGTTACGATATTTCAGGTACTACTGACGGCAAGGGCTCAAAAGGTGCGCTGCATGGACTAACAAAGTTTAGCATGGAAGACGCACCGCCTAGTACATTCTTTTTAGAATATATAGCTAGGCCTCAAACTGCGGAGATATTTTTTGAAGACGTGCTAATGGCTTGCGTCTTTTACGGAATGCCTTTATTAGCTGAGAATAACAAACCTAGATTACTTTACTACTTTAAGCGTAGAGGGTACAGGGGTTATTCTATGAATAGACCTGACAGATTGTGGAACAAGCTTTCTGTAACTGAAAAAGAAATTGGGGGTATACCAAATTCCAGTGAGGACATTAAGCAAGCGCATGCGGCTGCTATTGAAATGTACATAGATAAGTACATTGGATTAAAAGAAGATGGCACTTACGGCAGTATGTATTTTAATGCCACTTTAAACGATTGGTCTAAGTTCGATATAAATAATCGAACAAAATTTGATGCTGCGATTAGCTCTGGATTAGCTGTAATGGCTTGCCACAAGGATATGTATAGACCGAATGCTGCTTTACAAAGAACAAAATTAAATCTCAATATTGCAAGATATAAGCAAGACGGAGATATATCGAAAATAATAAAATAAAACTATGGCTGAGTCAGTTGTAAATAATTTTTTCCCTAGCCAGGTTGCTAGCGACCAGGAAAAGATGTCATTTGAGTATGGCCGCCAGGTAGGTAGAGCTATTCAATCTGAATGGTTCGGAGGCAATTCAGGAAACGTAAGATTTCAAAGCAATCAAAATAGTTTTCACGGGTTAAGATTATATGCTAGAGGCGAACAGCCGATACAAAAATATAAAGATGAATTATCAGTTAACGGTGATTTGTCTTATCTTAATTTAGATTGGAAGCCTGTCCCTATACTGTCTAAGTTTGTTGATATTGTGGTTAACGGTATTGCGGACAGATCTTTTGACGTAAAAGCGTATTCGCAGGATCCTTACGGCGTTGAAAAGCGCACTGCGTATATGAACTCTATTATAAGAGACATGCAAACGCAGGAGATTAACGATTATGCGGCTGAGGCGTTTGGTATTAACTTATACGAAAACGATAAAGAAAATTTACCAGGTTCAAAAGAAGAGCTAGAGTTGCATATGCAGCTAAGCTATAAACAAGGTATTGAAATAGCAGAGGAAATAGCAATTAACACTTTGTTCGATGGCAACAAATATGATTTAACTAAAAGAAGAGTATATTACGATTTAACAACCATTGGTATTGGCGCGGTTAAAAACACATTTTCAGAATCGGAAGGGGTTGTTATTGATTATGTAGATCCAGCTAATCTTGTTTATTCTTACACTGAATCTCCTTATTTTGAAGACATATACTATGTTGGAGAAGTTAAAAACATACCGATCAACGAATTAAAAAAGCAATACCCTCAACTCGACCAAGCTCAGCTTGACAAAATAAAAGCAGCGGGTTCTTATAATAACACAACTTCTTGGAATCAATTTAACGACGGCGCTAATGGCGGTTATGATTCTAACACGGTGCAGGTTTTGTATTTTAATTACAAGACCTATATGAATGAGGTGTATAAAGTAAAAGAAACTGCTACGGGCGGCTTAAAAGCTATACCAAGAGACGATCAATTCAACCCACCGGCGGATTCAGAAGGGTTCGCTAAAGCATCACGTTCGCTCGAGGTGTTATATGAGGGGGCTATGATATTAGGCCCTAGTATGCTATTGGAATGGGGTATGGCTAAAAATATGGTACGCCCTAAAAGTGATTACAATAAAGTAAAAATGAATTACAGTATTGTAGCTCCAAGAATGTACAGAGGTCGTATTGAATCTATTGTAAGCCGTTGTACGGGGTTTGCTGATATGGTACAGCTTACCCATTTAAAGATGCAGCAGGTGCTATCTAAAATGATGCCTGACGGTGTTTATATGGATGCGGACGGTCTTGCTGAAATTGATTTAGGCAACGGAACAAACTACAATCCGCAAGAGGCGCTTAATATGTTCTTCCAGACGGGTTCTGTTATTGGTAGGTCATTTACGCAAGAGGGCGATATGAATCCTGGTAAAGTGCCTATCCAACCGTTACAAACCGGCGCGGGTGGCCAAAAGCTGCAAACATTAATTCAAACATACAACTATTACCTACAAATGATCCGTGATGTAACGGGTCTTAATGAAGCTCGTGATGGTTCAAGCCCCGATGCACGGGCATTAGTTGGTGTGCAAAAATTAGCGGCAGCAAATTCAAACACAGCTACAAGACATATATTAGACTCAGGGTTGTTTTTAACAGCCGACACAGCAGAGTCTTTATCGCTTAGGATATCAGACATACTTGAGTACAGCCCATCTAAAGAAGCATTTATTCAAAAAATAGGCGGTTTTAACGTAGGTGTGTTAGAAGAGCTAAACGATTTGTATTTACACGATTTCGGCATTGTCTTAGAGTTATCACCAGACGACGAAGAAAAAGGTATGCTGGAAAATAACATACAAACCGCGCTTTCCGCTGGGCTTATAGATTTATCAGACGCAATTGATATACGCGAAGTTAAAAACCTTAAGTTAGCTAATCAGTTATTAAAACTGCGTAGAAAGCAAAAGCAATTACGCGATCAAGAAATACAACAGCAAAATATACAAGCGCAAGCGCAAGCGAACGCACAAGCACAGCAAGTAGCAGCGCAAGCGGAAATACAGAAAGAACAAGCGCTGTTTCAAACAAAAGCGCAGCTTGAACAAATGAAAGCTCAAATTGACCAGCAAAAAATGCAGTCTGAAGTTCAATTAAAGAAAGAACTTATGGCCTTGGAGTTCCAGTACAATATGCAGCTTAAGGGCATTGAGGTTGATGGGCAAAAGCAAAAAGAGTCTAGTAAAGAAGACCGCAAAGACGAAAGAACTAAAATGCAAGCGACTCAACAAAGCGAGTTAATTGATCAAAGAAAAAATGACTCGCCACCTAAAAATTTCGAATCCTCTGGAAACGATATACTTGGCAGTGGGTTTGGCTTAGGTACCTTTGAACCTAGGTAATTATAGTAATAATAATTTTATAATATCTTATCATGAGTGAAGAAACTAACCCGGTAGTAGGCGTCGATGAAGACGGTACTATCAAAGTAAACATGCAAGCTAATGCCGTTCAAGAGCAAAGCGCAGATGAGGTTCCTGTACGCGACGAACCCGCAGTTAGCGAAGAAGTACCAGAACAAAACGTCGAAGCAGCAGTTGAAGAACCTGCCAGAGAAGAAGAGCGCGTTCAAGATGAACAGCCTGTTCAAGAAGAACCGGTAAAAGAAACTTCTGTATTACAAGAAATTACAGACGAAGAAGTAGAAGAGGTAGCGGAACAACTTGAAGAAGATGTAGCTACAGCAATTGAAGAATCCACAAAAGCCGGCGCAAACTTGCCCGAAAACATTCAAAAAGTTGTTGACTTTATGGATGAAACGGGTGGTACTTTGGAAGATTATGTGCGGCTTAATACTGATTACTCACAGTTAAATGAAGATCAGTTATTGCGCGAGTACTACGAAACAAAATATAAATCGTACGATAGAGAAGACATTGACTTTTTATTAGAAGACAAATTTTCTTACGATGAAGAGCTTGACGATGAGCGTGATGTACGTTTAAAGAAGATAGAACGCAAAAGAGCGCTATCAGAAGCTAAAGAGCATTTAGATAATTTAAAGTCTAAATACTACGATGAAATTAAAGCTGGATCTAGGTTAAACCCTGACCAGCAAAAAGCGGTAGAATTTTTCAGTCGCTATACAAAAGAAAGTGAAGATGCTGCTAAAATTGCAGAACAACAAACCAGTAGGTTTAAACGCGAAAGCGCGAAAGTATTCAATGAAAGTTTTCAAGGGTTTGATTACAACGTTGGAGACAAAAAGTACCGCTTCAAAGTTAACGACACTGGCAAGGTTAAGGAAACCCAAGGTGACATTAACAACTTTATCAAGAAGTTCTTGAACGAAAAAGGTGAAATGTCGGACGCTAAAGGCTACCATAAATCGCTGTTCACCGCAATGAACGCTGATCAAGTTGCACAACACTTTTACGAGCAAGGCAAAGCCGATGCAGTAAAGGATAGTATGGCCCGCACAAAGAACGTTGATATGAATCCGAGAGGGGTTCACGAAGAAGTAACAGCGTCTAATGGGTGGAAAATACGCGCGGTTGATAGTGGAACTAACAGCTCTAAACTTAAGGTTAAGTTTAAAAAATAATAATCCATTTAAAATTTTACACAAATGGCATTTGCAACAGCGCCAGCAACACTGGCAAATTTAGCGCACCTAACACCACGTCCTGTTAAGGGCTTGTTCGGTGACAACTATATTCCTTTAGCGAATATGGATTTTACACAACAATTTCTTCCTGAAGTATACGAGAAAGAAGTAGAGCGTTACGGTAATCGTACGATCGGCGGATTCTTGCGTATGGTGGGAGCAGAGATGCCTATGGCCTCTGATCAAGTAGTATGGTCTGAACAAGGTCGTCTACACATTGCTTACGATGATGTTAGATTAAAAACAACCAGTACTTTAGAGATTACTCAAACGGCTGCTAAGCCTTCTTTGATTGGCCCAGGTATGACTTTAGTAGTTAGCCAAAGCCTTGCGGGTGGAGCTATCACTACTTTCAAAGCGTTTGTTACAGGAGTTACCGCTACTTCAGCTACTATTCAAACTGTAGCATTCAAAGCTTATGAAACAGCAGCGGGTCTTGCTCCAGCTGGTATTGCGGTAAATTCTGCAGACTTAAGCTTGTTTGTATACGGTAATGAGTACGGAAAAGGATCTAAAGAAGCTGGTAACTCATTGGACGCTTCGTTCACTCAGTTTTCTAACCAGCCTATTATCTTACGTGATAAGTACAGCGTTAACGGTTCTGACACAGCGCAGATTGGTTGGGTTGAAGTAACTACTGAAGCTGGAACTTCTGGCTACATGTGGTACTTGAAGTCTGAGCACGAGTCGCGTCTACGTTTTGAAGACTACCTAGAAATGTCTATGGTTGAAGCTGAAAAAGCTGTATCAACGTTTAACGCACCAGCTGCTAACGGCGGTCAGGTAATTGCAGGTACTCAAGGTTTGTTCTCTGTATTAGAAGAGCGCGGATTGGTTTACAACAACGCTGACTTCGGTGGTGGTAATGGACTAGGTGAGTTTGATACTATTCTTTCTGAGCTTGATAAGCAAGGCGCTATTGAAGAGAACATGATGTTCTTGGATCGTGCAACTTCTTTGTCTATCGACAATATGCTTGCTGCTCAGAATTCTTACGGAGCTGGCGGTACATCTTACGGTGTATTTGACAACTCTGAAGATATGGCATTGAACTTAGGATTCTCTGGATTCCGTCGCGGTTCTTATGACTTCTACAAGACTGACTGGAAATACTTGAACGATTCAACTACTCGCGGATCTATCGGCGATATTGAAGGGGTAATCATCCCTGCAGGTACTTCTACTGTTTATGACCAACAATTAGGCAAGAACATCTCACGTCCTTTCTTACACGTTCGTTACCGTGCTTCTGAAGCAGACGATCGTCGTATGAAGTCTTGGGTTACTGGCTCAGTTGGTGGAAATTACACTAGTGATGTTGATGAAATGAATGTTCACTTCCTTTCAGAGCGCACAATGTGTACTCAAGCAGCCAACAACTTCGTATTGTTGAAGAAAACAACTAACGCATAAGCGTTAATTTAATATTGCCCTCGTCCTTTGTGGCGGGGGTAATTATTACCTTTATTTAATTATATTATATCATGGCAACAGCAAAAACACCTGCGGCTAAAAAAGCTGCACCAAAAGCAAAAGTTGAAACATATGTTGAACCAGAACCAGAAGTTCTTGCAACTATTCAGCCTGAAACAAAAAAAGTTACAAAGAAAAAAGATGAATGGGTTTTTAAAGACCGATTGTACGAACTAGCGAGCGGTAAAGAGCCGTTGGCTTACACTGTCCCTACAATGCACTCTGCAAAAAGCCCGTTACTTCACTTTGACAAAGAAAAAGGATACCAGCGAGAAATACGCTATGCTACTAACCAGCGCTCTCCATTCGTTGATGAGCAAGAAGGAACAGTAACACTAGGGCGTATTGTTTTAAGAAACGGTATCTTAAGAGTTCCTAAAGAAAACATAGCAATGCAAAAGTTTTTATCTGTACACCCGTTTGTTACATCCGGTATAATTGCAGAGTATAAACCTGAGTCAATCGCAGAAGACGAGGTTGATTGGATTGAAATGGAATTAGAAGCACTTAATGCTGCTAAAGACATGGCAGTCGATCAAGCTGAAGCGATAATGCGTGTTCAGAGCGGATCTAAGGTATCTGAGCTCTCTTCTAAGGAACTTAAAAGAGATTTACTTATATTTGCGCGTAAACAACCTGGTTTGTTCTTAGAGCTGGCCAATGACGATAACGTGGAACTAAGAAATATTGGGATCAAAGCCACAGAGCGTGGATTGCTAACATTATCAAGTGACAATAGAACATTTATGTACGGCGAAAATAAACGCAAGATCATGACTGTTCCTTTTGACGAACACCCTTATTCGGCGCTTGCTGCATTCTTCAAAACAGATGAAGGTATGGAAGTACTGAATGTAATTGAAAAACGACTATAAGTCAAATAGTGGGGATCGCTAACGCGGTCTCCACTTTAATAACATAAAACATTATGAGCGTAAGCGTAGACACTGTTTATCAACGAGTATTAAGTATACTCAATAAAGAGCAACGAGGGTATGTTACGCCTCAAGAATTTAATCTGTTTGCTAATCAAGCACAGATGGATCTATTCGAGCAATACTTCTATGACATTAACCAGTTCGGTAGAATGCATGGAAACGACACGGAGTTCTCCGACATGCTCAACATTCTCAACGAAAAAATAAATTTATTTGAAGTTACAGCGGCAATGACCCGTAGTAACAATTATTGGGTTGCGCCTTCTGATTTATACAGAATAGGTACGCTTATCTATAATAATATAGAAGTTGAGAGAATTAATCAAAAAGAGTTTTTATATATAAACCAAGCGCCTTTAACAAAGCCCACTGATACAAGACCTGTTTTTGTTGCCAGCGATGATGGATACAAAGTATACGGTACTGCTGAATTAACTACAGGTGTAACGTGTAACTATATTAAAAGACCTGCGCAAGTTGTTTGGAACTATGAGCAACCGGTTATTAATGGAGTTGCAATGTTTAATACATCAACTTCTGTTGATTTCCCACTACATGCGTCGGAAGAAACAGAATTAGTAATGAAAATACTAGAGCTTGCTGGTATTTCAACACGCGAATTGCAAGTGTACCAAATAGCCGCTCAAGAAGAAGCGCGCAATACTCAACAAGAAAAATCTTAACACATGGCATTATTAAATCAAACTAGCGAAGCTTACTACCTTGGCGCCGACGGCGTTTGGAATAGTGGTGATGAAGATTACGGTGACTACCAGTTTGTTAGCCTTAAAGATATGGTTAATAATTTTATGATAGCCTACGTGGGGGAAGATAAAATTATAAGCAAGATCAAAAGAACAGACGTAGCTTTTCATGCGCAGCGTGCTATTCAAGAATTTAGCTTTGATACACTACCCTCACAAAAAGCATATGAAATAGAAATACCGCCTTCGCTGTCAATGATATTACCGCAAGATTACGTTAATTATGTGCGTATGTCTTGGGTAGACGCTAACGGTATTGAAAGAATTATATATCCTATCCGTGATTCAAGCAACCCTTCCGCTATAGCGCAAGACAACGATTACGAATACACGTTTGACCATGCCGGCAATATACTCAAAGCGCACGAGTCTGAAACGCTTAAGAAGTTTAATTCGGATTATTACGGAGCACCATATAACAATCCGCAAGACAACGCCTTAAACGAGGGTATGCTTTTTAATATGTACCGCTATGGCAGACGCTACGGTTTGCAGCCTGAAGCAGCGCAGATGAACGGTGTTTTTTACATAGACCAGCTGCACGGCATTGTGCATTTTAGTTCGGATATGGTAAACCGCATAATTACATTAAAGTACATTAGCGACGGCCTTGGCACAGAAGAAGAAATGCGGGTCCATAAGTTTGCTGAAGAAGCGGTGTATAAATACATTACTCATGCAATTTTAGGAACAAGAGCTAACACGCCTGAGTACCAAGTGGCGAGATTTAAAAAAGAAATGGTTGCTGCTAAACGTAACGCTAAATTACGTATGTCTAATCTTAAGATATCTGAATTAGCGCAAGTAATGAGAAACCAATCCAAGTGGATTAAACACTAATATATGGCT